TCGTGAAATCACGGTTAGCTAAGTCTATATTGAGTATGGGTCTCTCAATCATCAGAACTGAGAGACCTGTATACATTAGGAACTTATAGATTTAAAATGATATACATATATAATGGCGATTGACAAGAACGCGAAAGAAAAGCTCACTGATTCTGAAAAGAAGAAAATCAAGCAGGAGAACAAGGCGAAGGCGAACCCCAAGAAGGCTGCTGAGAAGAAGGAGAAGAACGACGCGTGTCGTGAGAAACGAAAGGAGGAGGGAACTACCAAGTCATTTGCTTAACCTAAGTGACACCAAAACTATATAAAATCTATAAATGAACTCCCCTAAGGAGACTTTCAAAAACGCCACGGCAATCTTGAGTCTCGTTTGGAGCGTAGGAAAAGTACAAGAGTATGTCCGTGATCAGTCTCGCTAGAACACGTTTGGCTGTCCTTGGACGCCAGATACAAACTATGACCCTCAATGAGAACAACTTGTTTCCGGTAGTAAAAATGTATGTAGAGATGTCACCCACCATGGTTTCGGGATACACGATTCAAATGGATGTTAGGCACGATGAGAAGATTGTTAATTTTGTCACTGAGGCTATGTGTCCCAATGAGAAAAGAAATATTTATCTCCCACAAAAGCGGATAATGCGTGAGATGTACCCGGAATATATGATTACAGAGAGACACACTTAATACCCCCATTTGACATCACGTGGTGTTGCACGTGGGTTGTTTCTTGATATAAAATCTGGGCGACCATGTCCATGGTGTCCAATTGTGCTGTTGTGGGTTCTATCAATTTTCATGTACCGACGCATATCTTTGTAGTAGATTCTCGCACCCCTACTGATGATATCTTCGTGTTTCATATCAATGTGGTTATCCATCGGTAAAAAGTACTTCATATAACCTCTCATGTTCTCAACATTAATGAGGTAACATTTAGTGCTAGAGATCCACTTCACCTTTTCTATTTTCCCTTCTTGTTTATCAGGTAAACGTGAAAGACAGTGAAAGAAACACATCTCAAAATTATCACCTCTATCATCTATGACACTTTGTATCTCTTTATAGAGTTTGGCCGACTTTACAATAACATTGTCTTCAAAAATAACCGCATATTTCAAACCCTGTGCAAAACATTTATCATAAAAATCCATATGACCCATGAAACACCCGATAGCCCCTAAGTTGAAGTATGTAATATCAGGTCTTTTCACAGTAGTATCGTAGTGCATTTCTATAGCTTTTTCAAAGTAATCAGCAACAATCATATCTTCATACTTTCGTGCCATCATAACATTACGTGTATCTACACCATAAATGATTTCAATTGGAACTTTTTGATTGTGATGTTTCATGAAACGTTTTCTCCTCTCTTCCTCTTTTGGTAGAGTCAAGAGGAAACACTTATAGTCATACTCTTCTATCTTAGTTCGCTTGTAGAAGAAGATCAATAATATAAATAATAACACAATGAGAATTGGTAACATACCTACTTAAACAGTAGATAATTATTTTAACAAATGGATGCTATCATAGATGGTATTGGATTGGTGAGTTCAATTCTCATTGCCGTCATGTTCGTGCCACAGGTTGTACATGTGCATAAAACAAAAGATACAGATGCCCTCAATTATACATTCTTACATATCAATATATTGGCGAGCACTTTAGGCCTTGTGTATTCAATTCACTTCCGTGTAGTACCAATGATTGTCGCCAATACCTCCGCTGGTCTTTTTTCCATTTCCCTCACTTGTATGAAGTTAATTAACGGGCTTAAAGAAGAGAACACAGATATAGATATAGTAGCTGAGGCTCCGGCTCCTATGGTGTAGTTGGTCAACACTGTGGACTTTGAATCCACCACCCCAAGTTCAAGTCTTGGTGGGAGCTTGTTGTTCCTCTCTTAGCTCAGTTGGTAGAGCAATGGACTGTAGTTCCATTTGTCACCTGTTCGATTCAGGTAGAGAGGACCTTTTTTCTCCCATAGCTCAGTTGGTAGAGCGTGCGACTGTTAATCGCAAGGTCATCGGTTCAAACCCGGTTGGGAGAGTTAGTTGTTTTTAGATGGTGTTTTCCACCACGTAAAAATTCTCAGCATATCGCACTCATAGCTCAGTGGTAGAGCGCAAGCTTAGTAAGCTTGAGGTCAGGGGTTCGAAACCCTTTGAGTGCATATATTATTTTTACTATTTGACATACTCCAGATAGTAAAAATAACTTAAAACTAATAACGTAATTATTTATAAATGTTAAGTGTGGTAATCCGACCATTCATTTCAATTAAACGGCATTTTGGTGGACGGAGAAAAGCCATGACCGTAGATTCCCCACCCCCACCAGTGGATTCAATAAATGAAATGAGTTTTGGTCCTTACAGTTGGAAAGCTATCGTAGAATCTCGAGACAAAAATGGGGAAGTTGATAGAACCTTCATAGGATACAGTCAAAATATGACTATCGTTACGAAGACACAGGTTGCGTGTGATAGATATAAGTTACCCGGAATGGTATGTGGAGAAGCTACACTCATCATGAAAGGTGGTGAATGTGATGAAGTTGTGTTTATGAAGTCAAAAAATGGTAAACTTCTAAATCTTACTAATCCTTTCCAATAAATATTATTTTCCGTACAACCATGTATTCATGGTGTAACGATATGTATCATCCTTTAGTGGGTTTGTAAAATGGGGATGTGTCCAATATGGGGGGAATGCTAACATCTGCCCCCTCTTCAATTTAATCATGAAATTTTGTTCCGGAAAGCTAAATTCACCACCCCGATAATCACTGTTAAGTGCAATCACAATAGATATAGTTCTGAGTTCTGATGCCTTCACTTGTAAGATATTCTGATTCCCAACCATCCCATCTTTATGTTGTCTAGTTGCACCTGTTATTTTTCGTAAGTTGTAACCACAATCACCTGTAATCGTTAGATCACATTTAGTTAATTCCAAGATCTTTTCATGTATGATGTCATATAAGATTTTGTCATACTTTTTACCTTCCTTTACACCTGTAACCATAATACCTTTACATTGAACATTTGAACCATGCCCCCATTTTTCTTCTATAGTAGCCTCCTCGTCGATTATTTTAATAAGTTCGTCACAAAGAGTTTCCGAAAATACATTATCAAAAATAAATATTTGATTTTTTGGTATCTCCATTTATTATATATTACGATATTTCTTAAAGTATTTTAATCCATCCATTAATGCTTATATCACTCTCTTCACACCACGGATAAATCTCTTTTCCCACAAAGTTTAGAGCGTGTATACCTGCGTCAATACATTCATTACACGTACCCACACTATCATCAATTATACAACCAATTCCTAGAGCACGACACACGTCAACCTTTTTGATTTCATTTTCTGTGAAACTATTTGTAAGAATGACATCATCAAATACACCTGGGTAAAAATGTTCAATCCAAAGTTCTGTAGGTTCTCTAATAACTTCCTGTCGTCCTGTCACTATGTACATCTTGTCAAACACCACGTTTAGATTTTTCATAGCGTTTTGTGAACCTTCAATTGGTTTCATATCCTGAAATGCGTCAGAAAAATAAAAATCGTGTAGTATTTTTTGTGATTCTTCTTCCGTACAATTGAAAACTTCTCTGTACAGATAATTATATTTTCGTTGTTTTGGCAACTTTATACCCTTCCATTTAGCCATGGGTTTGAGTAAGTGAACAAGAACTTCGTCAACATCTATGGCAATCTTAATATTCATTTATATATATTACTATTATTCATAATCTCTAATTACTACACCAACAGGAAAACGGGGTATACCCAATGCTGTCAAGTTCTGGTATCGAACTGTAAGTTGTTTACCGATATATTTTTGTTTCTCTTTGAGAAATTGTTTTCGTACTTCAAGAGGTCCTTCGGGTCTTACTGAAAACTGTTGATCTCCTACTTTACAAACCCAAATGGCAGCACCCTTTTCACGGCCTGTACCTTCGTTAACATCTATAATCTTAAACTCGTCGGTTTCAAATGCCTTATATTTAAGGAGAAAATTGCTTCGTTTCCCAACTTCGTATATACTAGATGTTTCACGAATCATTATTCCTTCATACCCCTGTCCAGTGAACATATCATGGAAACTCTGTACCTGTGATTTACTCTTGACCAGAAATGTATCCACGGTTATGTGCTTCATTCGTTCATTGAATGGGAGGTCTGGTCGATTTGTATCAAAATAATCAAATACATGAAACTCTAGGTCCTGTGGGTTCATCTTGAATATACTTGTGATTTCCTCGAATGTCTTATTAGGTGCGTAACATTCCCCGTCAAGATATTCACCATCTTTGAGATACCGGGCGAGGTGTTCCACACCTTTTACAGGTTTACCAGTCCTTGAAAAACAACCGTTGTTAGATACTATGAGTCGAACACCGTCCAATTTGGGTTGAACATAAAAAGGTTCGGAGATATGTTTTTTTCTATCTTCCCACTTATTTGCCAACATTGGGAGAACTTGAGTACACTTTATATGTTCATTATTCCACATTGTTTGGGCACGTACACACGCTTTCTCATACCCAGTTTTAACATTTATTCGTGACACAGAAACCTTGTCTGTCCCAATAACACCTGTAGATTTCACAATATCAGCAGTTCCATCATCCAAATCTTCTACATGAATATCTGTGAATCTCTCACGCCCATTCTTATCCTTCTTTATAAGTCGTTCCATTATAGTCATATTTATTTTCTTCACTTTAAATAGATGTCTTCTTTACCAGTTGTGAATTATGGTAGAATGGAGCGACTTAGGGTATCAGAACCCGGTAAGGTTCCTGTAAATTTGAACACACTTTGTATTTTATTAATAATTCTATGTATACTATTTCTATATCGTCGTTGTGCTATAATTACTCAAGACCGTGAACGATTCCATACTTGAGACAATCCTTGGGGGAGAGATATATATCCTTTTTCATAAGCTTCTTGAGCATTTTATCAGGAATCTGTGTCTTTTCTAGATACATCTTCTTCAGCATCCTCATAAACTTATCTGTTGATTTCAGCTCATGTTTAAGTTCTTGAAAATTACCCCACATTTCTGTACTAATTTGATGAATGAGAACGTATGCGTTCTTCCCCATACGTCTTTCACTACCACCAAGTAGCATGAATGTAGCTGCACTACAACAAGAACCTTGAGCGATGGTAACAATCTTTACACGGGATGATTCGAGAGTGTTCATCATTGTCATACCGGCAAATATGCAACCACCTTCACTCATGATATGAACCCTAATTAGAGGTTCGTACCCAAAGAGTTCAGCTTTCTTTTTAAGAAGTTCGATCTCCAACTTCTTAAATTTTTCAACGAATTCAAGAGCATTTTCGCGATCAACGTCGGCATAGAAGAGAATTTCATTTCCGATAACCTTGACACAATCTACCACTTCAACTTCTTCCTCCTTCGTAGACATTCTTGAGTGCCTTCTTTACTTTTGTTACGTCTCTCTGTTTTAACTTATTTCCGAGGCACAAATGATTAATGACGTCGAAATCTTGGGGTGTGATTTTATAAGAAATGAGGTTACTTAGTTGACCCTTTTCCGCATATTTTTGTAAAAGGCAAAGTTCCTCTAAACCCACTGTATTTCGATTTTTTGATTTGATATCTCGAACTTTTTGGTCCCTCATTTTATAGTTACCGTATTTAGTCCAACAACTCCCGGGTCTAATATTTTCTCGAATTAGCGGTTGTCCTAAGCAGGTTTTCGGTATAGAGAGTGCATTGATTATGAAATATGGCATAACCCCCCATTCACCAGTTTTATACATATACGTATCGTATATGTCTGCCATAGAAAAACTTGAAGAAGCTCTTACTATATCAACTCCTTTAGAATCAAGATAGTTTTCCTGAAAAATATCCCAAAGATGACCATGTTCATGTATATTATCTGGTATAGTTTCAGATGTTGGGTTTGTTAACACATCCCTAATAAATTCTTTAGGTGCTTTAAAAACGTCTTTTATATCGGAACCTTCTAAATATGAAAAAAAATCACGTATATTACCATTACACCTAACAGCGGCGTTTTCAGCGTTGGATGTTCGGTCATCTGTGAGTAACAAGAGTTTCTCGGGTTTATGTTTTGGTATAAAAATCGTTTCAAAGTTTGTGAACATGCACATATTTGTACATGTTATCACAAGAGAACCACGTGTCAATCGATCGCCATCAGAAACATTTTCCACAATCCTTTTAAAATCTGAATCATAGTCTTCAATAAACGCGTGTTTTGCAGCTGGTTTTATGAAGTCGAGGAAGTTTGATTTACCCTTTAAATGATCTTTTTCGATTTCTATACTATTATATTCATTTAATACCGAATTTAGTATATACGTTTTACCAACACCTGAAGCACCACATATGAATACATTCTTTCTTTCTTTTATGAGTCGCTTCAATATTTCTATCTGTTGCATATGGATTGTGGTAACATACTCTTCTTTTTTTTGTTTGACTATTTTAATGAAAGAATCCATTGATGACCTTACTAATCAAGCCATAGATTTAGTGCTTGAAAATGACGCACTACATAAACGTATCGTAGAACCTTTAAAAAGGAAAATTCTACCATATGCGATATGTGTTGCTTTAACTAACCTTTCTATGATTATCCTTCTTATTTACCTAGCTCGACGTCTTGCTCGTCTCCAGACTGTGATTTAAGTTCTTCCTCTTCCTCTTCATCCTCAAATACATCAACACCGTCGCTCGCTTTTTCAACAGCTTCTTCATATTCCTCCTTTGCTTCCATCAGGTCACCGATTTTACGAAAAGGTCCACCTTGTGTTAACGCCTTTATTGGATTTATATGTTTTACATTAGTTGTATCCATTTTCAGTTTAGGTATTGGAACTACATTTAATATTTCTGGCTTTGTAAACTTACCATTTATTGGGTACTTCTTTTCAAAACTCTTCAGGATGTCAGTCGGGATAGAAGGTGATTGTTCAATCAATCTATCATATTCAGATTTGCATACATTGACAAAGTCTAGACCATCCGAACTACGTTCTTTTCTTGGAAGGGCTAAAGATAATCTAATGTTCCGTGATAATAAACCATACGCTAATGCAGCAGTCTTATGATTTTCCATTAATTCGTTTATTTTTAGAAATTGCATAACAGTTGCAATTATACCCGCTATTAGATTAAGACCACCGATGATAGATGGAACTGCACCCCTTATTGATTCTGGGAATTGATCCTGGGCAAAGTTCGCTGTACCGGTAAGAGTTGAAAGAACAATAACAGGTAGAGTAAAACGCATAGATAAAACCTTATACATTAAATACGACTGGTGGTTCATATATCTATAGCATGCAGAAGCTTCACCCCATTGACGTAAGACACCTTCGTGATGATCGTTCCAACTTTTTTCGCGCATCTCCAATTCTTTTAGTTTTAACGAGGAAGTCGTAATACCTCCATAATTTTCTTCACTCATATTATAATAAATGAACATTATATTCTGGATTCATTTAATATTTTTGATTGCAATTATCATTGTACCTTTTACCAATAATAGACGTAACCTGGAATTTTATTCAATTCTCATACCATTTTTGTTTTACCACTGGTCTGTAAATGATGATACATGTGCTTTAACACAGGCTGAAATGTATGTGACGGGTCAACAGAAGGAAGAAACATTTATGCATCGAGTCGTAAGTCCCGTCTATAAAATGGAAGATAACGAGATAAATAACTTTACAAAAACAGTATTTTTCCTTTTATGGACAATTGTACAGTATCGTCTTGGGCGTTTTGACGTCTTTATAAATGACTTCAAAGATCTCGCATCCGGTAAAGTTCCAAAATGATATAAAGATTTACGAGCAATATCAATAAGAAAACTATGGTTAGTTCTAACATTCGTTGTACACAGTTTGAACACGCTATTGCGTGTATGGAGGCAAAGAAGAGAGGTATAGCGACGAACTATATACAAACCACGGATCTCCTTGAGAGGGGGATTGAAGATATTGAGAGTCGTATTGGGGGTATCAAGTCAAGAGTTAAGAAGGATCTTCTTCGACAACAATGTAAACATCTCGGAGATCTGTCTATTAGACTCGACGAAGAGTATGAAACAAATATTGATGAATGTGATAAGATCATAGAGAAGCATGAGATCAGTATCGGGGAGTTGAGGGAGACAATCAAAGTGGAAAATTCCTCATTGGATTTCAATATTGATTGTCTCCGGAAGTATAAGGAGAATCCTGGTACCTACAATATGTCCCAAGTTCTGGAAAATATTGTTAACGCACTAGAAATTATTAAGGACAATAAGAAGAATAAAAAGTCTACTTCTTTCGCATGAGTTCATGAACACGTTTCATAAACTCCTTATTACGACGCACAGTAGGATCCGCTTTGATAATTCGGAGTAAAGCAGCTGATGGTATCTTTGGACTGTTACCTGTAGGTTTGGGGGTGGACTTTAATTTTTTACGCGCACTCTGTATCTGTTTCACGGTTGGCATTATACTTTAGGTGAATATTTAAATCGGTCAAAGAAGTGAGTAGTCACTTTGAAATTATGGTACAGGAGCATACATACAGCGTCAGCTATATCATGCTTTCTCTCATATGGAATATCAATACCCGTATATTTGTCACATAGTCTAACCGTTCTCTCCTTTCGTTCGTCGTAGTTTAGGTGTCTCATACCAAAATGTACATGCATGCTCACAGGTGAAACTAGAATCACTTTATCTTTGAACATGTAATGTAGAAGTACTTCAATATTCGTAAAACCAACCGGAGGTTGTCTCTCTATGAGTATTGTTTCAGCCTCGTCAAATATATCTCT